GTTGACTCCATATACTGACCATGATTCACTATATAAATCTTATCTCATTGAAGGGGATATGGATGTGGAAGGTAGTGTAGATATTACTCTCGATGGTGGTGGAGCATTACACGTTGATGAAGTGCTTAATAACAGAGCCTTTGAAATAGTAATTGACATGGGTTTGATGGATGCAGGGGCAGATGTGCCAAGAATAACTTTGCCTGCTTGTGAGTGGAAAAGTACCAGCGTTGATGGTAATGTTGGTGGAGAAGCAATTACAAGTTCTGTACCTTTTACATGTAAGCCATCTTCTTGTAGCGACTTAGTATCATTCCCAACATCATCACCAAGTTAAATATTTTAGAGGGAAATCCCCTCTCATTTTTTATTATAAAAGAGGAAAAACATGACAAAAAAAATAAAAGAACCGTATAGTTTAAAATTTGTAAATAAGGGTAAAGCTTTTGCAATGCCTAATTGGACAACTGACAAACACGAATCCGCATTGGCTAAACTTGCCAAAGATACAAAAGATATGCCAGCAGAGAAACAGGACAGAGAATTTAAGCACTATGTTATTTATGAAACTTTGTCAACTATAGATAAAACTGGAGAGTGCACTATGGAAAAAATAAGGGACATGCATCCAGTAGACTTAATTGACATGTTTAAAGCTGTATATGAAGCTGGCAAAGAGGGGATTTATTCTAAGGATTTTCTAAAGGAGTTCGAGACCCACACACTCCAAAAACTAAAATCTATTGGGATGAAGAACTCCAAGACTTCCAGCAGTTAATGAATTTCCTATATTTAGAAGTAGGTGGAAATTTTCAAGAAATTTCACATATGGATTATTGGAGATTTATGAGTATTATTAAGAGTTTAAATAAAAGGAACTCCATAAAAAGTGGGAAACCATATACAGAAATAGGTATTCCACAATCATCAAAAGATTTAATTGAACGCAGAAAGCAACAAAGATAGAGAAAGACAATGGCAAAAGAGTCAGTAGAATTACAATTTTTGACTAATGCAAAAATGATACTTGGTGAACTCAGACAAGTAAATGCTGAGATGCACAATATCAGAGATAATACAGATAGAATGAATGCTGCACATTCAAGTGGAGCAGCTGGAGCTAAAAAACAAGGTGCAGCAATAGCGGGACTTGCATTAAGATTCGTTGGATATAACCTTATATTAAATCAAGTGATGGGAGCACAACAAAAATTAATACAATTCGTACAAGAATCTGTTACAGCATATCGTGAATTTGAAACTAGACTAGCAGAAATAAGTACAATTTTAGGGAGTGAACAATTACCACTAATGGAACGACTTGGTGCTGGAATAGAAAATTTATCTATGTCATATGGACAAGCAACAAGTGATATGTCAAAAGGTATGTATGATATTTTATCTGCTGCCTTTGATGCAGAGAATGCTCTAAATCTTTTAACAACTGCAACAAAAGCAAGTATTGCTGGTTTATCTGATATTAGAACATCTGTTGATATTTTTACCACAGTTTTAAATACATATGGTATGCAAGTAGAACAAGCAACCAATGTTTCTAATATTTTATTTCAATCTGTTATTCGTGGTAAGTTTCAATTTCAAGATTTAGAACAAGCACTTGGTTATGTTGTCCCAATTGCTGCACAAGCTGGAATAGCATTTAATGAACTAATGGCAGCACTCTCAACTGCAACACGACATGGTTTGCATCTTGATATGACTTCAAGAGGGTTAGCATTAGCCATTCAAGGGATTGTTAATCCATCTGTAAAAGCTACTAAAGCAGCAGAAAAATATGGAATTGAAATGAATGGTTTAGCATTACGTGTGATGGGATTACATGGATGGTTTACAGAACTAAATAAAGCAACTAAAGAATATGGTACAAGTATCCTTGGTGAATTAATACCAAATATGCGTTCATTGAGAGTTGCTATGGTTTTAGCTGGTGATGTTGGACTTAGTGGTTTTAAGGATGATTTAATAGCACTCGCAGGCATGGGCAATGCGACAGAAGAGGCATTAAATAAGATAATGGATACAAGTCAATTTACATCTAATCAATTAACACAACAATGGGAGGAAGTAAAGAGAACTGTTGGTGAAGATTGGGATGAATTAGTCCTTAATATTCAAAGAGGTACTCTTGCTCTCGGGAAATTTTTTACTGCCAGTTCAAGTTATACTTCTATTGCTGGAAAAGGGTATAGTTTTATAAAAGATGATGCTATACATAATGCAACCGAATATTTAAAAATTAGAGAACAACTTACCACTTTAGAAGATGAGAGAGGGAAAATAGCAAAAGTAGATATTGAAAAAAAACCAACATTCTCACTTTTCCCTGGAATATCTGAAATAGGAGAACAGTGGCAAAAAGACCAGCTTAAAGCATTAGGATTTTCTAAGACACTAAAAGAAATAGATACTGATATTGCTGCATTAGTTAAAACACAAGCAAAATATGTGAATGCTATTAATGATGTTGTTGGAGGAATTTTAGATGAAACAAATGTACTTGGTGATTTGCAATTAACACTCAATAATGTTGAGCTTGCTATTAGGGAACTTGAAGATGAATTAACAAAGACATTCGTATATGGTTTTAAAGATGCTACAGGCTCAATGAAGGAAGCATCTGTTAGCGTTAGTGAATTTACAACTCTAACAGATGAACAGCGTAGTGCATTGGGAGAGTTAGGAAGTACTATACAAGGTAATCTAGCATATCAATATATGGCATTGCATGCACAAAGGGAATATGCCGATGCAACACACGATGTTTCAATGGGATTAAAAATTTCTGATTATGTTTATAAGGAAATTCCTAGTGATATACAGGCAGCAGTTGCAGCGACACGTGAATACACAAAAGCCCAAAAAGATAATAAAGCAACTACAGACCTAATGACAGCAGCAATGAGGAAATACCAAATACAACTATTGGAATTGCAATTGAAAGGCATGATGAGAAGGCGTGGACTTACACGAATGGAAGAAAAACAAATAAAAAAAATACAAATTGCGCAAGCAAAAGCCCGCCTTGAGGATATGAAAGGACAAAAATCAATGTCGGAAGCAGATGTTTCCACTTATCAGAATAGCCAACAACTTATAGATGATTATCTTTTAAAACTTCAAGAAGAACAATATGAATTAAAATATACATATGGTCAACAAATAACAGATTTAGAGACAACAATTAGTAGAGAGGGAGAAAAATTACAGACTAGATATGATTGGTGGGAATCTACAAATCAGAAAATAATTAGTAATTCAAAAGACTTAATAACTACTCTTGATGGAATAATGGAAGAACCTGTATTTTTGGATATGCTAGATAAATATGGTTTGAAAGTTGAGGATTTAAAAAATTCAATTAGTGAGTTAATGGCAGTAGCGGGTGGAAGAGTGGGAACATATGTAGAGCCAAGTTACACTCCCATGACCGAAAGTCCAATTGTAAGAAATGTTATTGAACAACTCCTTTCTGGTTTGCCTCCTGGTGCGCCGAGACCACCTGGATTTGTGGGCGGTACTTACTCCGTTCCAGAAACACAACTTGCAATGGTTCATCGTGGTGAAACAATCATTCCATCAGGTAGAGACATTAGCGGTGGTGATACATTCCAAATTAATATTGAAGTAAATGCTCAAATATCCAATGACTACAGTGTTGAAAAACTAGGTGCAACGCTTGGTGCTGCAATACAAACAAAAATAGCAGATAAGAGTGGCAAATCAAAGTATAGGATGAGGTAATATGGCAACAGACGACATGAGATACTATGAAACATTCTATGGAATACATACTAATCATTGGACAGGTAGCTTTGGGGCTTTTACTAACCATAATAAAATATTGGTAAAGGAATACATATCTGATGCAACTTCAACTGAGGATACAAGTCCAGCTTCGGATGTTAACGAGTTTCTTTATGCTCATCATATTAAGAAAATATATCACATAGAAGGAGTTATAACAGGGCATATTACCCTTGCTGCAACAAATGTCACATGTGCAGTTACATCATTTCGAGTAACGCTATGCAAAATGCACGATGACCTTACTCCCACAGAATTATTCTCCACTGGATGGAAAACAGTTGACGATACATTAACATATGAAGATGAAATAGGCGAGGAAAGAGTTTACTACTTTGAAATTGATGCATGGGAAAAAGAAACCCTGACTGAATTTGAAAGATTATATGTTAAAGTAGAAGTAACTGCGGATGCCGATACAGTGCTGATGAATAGTAATGATGCAGATTGGGAAGATGTTAAGATTACTATACCATTCATGCTGTAGGTGTTTATGATGGGTACATTCACATTAGCACAGAGTAAAAATAGTGTAAGCATATTCATTTATCCAAATGGAGACCTAGCTGGTTGTATAGATTTTACGCCTGTAGGTGATTCAGACAACTATAAGTGTATTGATGAAGCTAAGAACATTCCAGATGGTGATACTACACATGTTATGTGGAATAATGCCAGTACAGGTATTGATATGTATTCATTACCAAATGATACTGATTTTACTGGTACAATTAACTATGTTCAAGTTTTCGCTAGAGCAAAATCGTATCCAATTAATCAATCACCTAGTGGTATATTTAAAATAATCTGTAGTCCAAATTCTGATTGTGGGACTCTTTTTAAATCAAATAATATAGATTTAATTACAGGTTATCGTTCACATACTAAGATATGGACAAAAAATCCTCTTACTACAATTGATTGGACATTAAATGATATTAGAAATTTATCTATAGGAATTGAGACAAGTAGTCCTACATTAATTGATAAAGAACTTATACAAAGACTCAATCCAAATAGTGATGGTGATATTAATAATTGGGGTCATATAGGATGTTGGGCTTTACACTATAAAAATGTGGCAGACCCAGGAACTAATTGTAATATATGGGATATAACACCTTCCGAGAGAAACGAGTTGTTTAATTTTCAAGGAACAGAAATTACTGGAACAACTGGAACTATAGATTATATAAAAGTATTTGCTCTTATAACAAGGTCACATTGGACATATACAAGAAATGCACGATTTATACATAAAGATTATGGTACTACTGAAAATGCTGACTGGTTTTTACTTCTTCCTGGTAGTCCATATTTGGTTAATCATACCTGGACAACTCAAGCAACAGGTGCAGCGTGGACATGGGCTGCATTAGA